GATCCAGACTGGCTGGGACAGCGTTACTAGAAGCAACAATGTAATAACCTTAGCGGTTAGTAGTGTACAAGGCTCTTCAGGAAATATTGCTTCTAGTCCATCAGGAGGCTTAGTTACTGGTGGAGAAATAACCATGACAGATTTTACAGGAGGAGAATCACAGACGCGAAAAAGAAATTATTCTTTTATTGTAAATGAAAATATCTATATAGGTGCATATACTCTTTCTGTATTTAGAAAAGTCCATAAATCTTTTTATGATAAAGCAAAAGGATTAATTACTGGAGGGGGATCTTTTGATGAAGATTATGTTAATGTAGGGGGTGCTGTTACTGGCACATCCACTAACTTGAGAAATTCTTATATTAATTTTGTTAATTTATCTAATCCTACGGCCCCCGGAACGGGAACATTAACTACTACTGATAGCAACGGCTGGACATTAACTCCAATTAATGTTATGGATGACACTACAGATACAGAACTAAAAGCGTGGTATAAAGCAGAACAATATCAAGGAAACTTAAATACTGAAGATAAATTTACGACTTCTGTTAATATAAAAGATTTTAGTGCAACAGGAAATGATCTTACTCCAGTAAATTCACCTACAACTATTTTAATACCTGATTCTAGCGATATGGAGTTTTCCTTTAATGGAACAAGCCAATACTTTGAAAAAGCATCTCCTTCAGGATTTAATATAGGAACAAATGGATATGCTATGTTTGTTGTATTTACGACTCCTTCGTCTTTTACAGATGATGCATACAGAACTATTTTTGATAAATCTTCATTTCAAGTAAACTGGTATCTTCGTTATAAAGTAGATGATGATGCTACTCCAAACGGATCTTTTGATTTAAAACAAGGTGGATTTTTAGATCAAAATGTACAAAAAACAATCGCATTAGCTACAAATACTACTTATATGCTTACTGTTCATAGAGATGGATCAAATGGATTATGCTCTATTTATGTAAACGGAGATGGAAAAGTAAGCGCAACAAATAATAAAAATCTAAATTTAGCTACTGGAAATGTTGACCTTGGAGTTACAAAAGTAGAAGATAGACATGGAAATGTTACAAGACAAGACTATTTTAATGGTACAATAAAAGAATTTTTATTTTACGATTTAGGATCTAGCAACGATATTGCTGATAATCCAAGAGAAAGAGTTGAAGGTTATTTAGCCCATAAATGGGGCCTCGCGGGAAACCTTCCTTCAGATCATGCTTTTAAAGATGGTCCTCCTCTTATGACTTCTACTCCCGTATCCGTATTATATACTGGCGATGCCGCCCCTTAAGGAAATAAAAAATGGCAAGTACAATTTCACCAGCTACGCTTACTGTTACTCACACTGAGGCATTGACTCTCAATGGAGTAGACAGAGGCGTAACTAACTCATTAACAATCGCTTCGGTAAACGAAGTAGATCATAGAATTATGACAATTCCAACCGATGCTTTGTATACCGTAGCGGCTATGGGTGCTGCGGTCAGCAGCGGAACATTTGTTAACTCTGGTGTTAAATATATTAGAGTTACTAATAAAGACGATACCAACTTCGTTACTCTTGGCTTAGAAGCATCAGGTGACGCATCTTACTTTAAATTAAAAGCAGGAGAAAGCTTTGTTCTCTATAGCGATGATCTAGATGCAAACAACGCTGTTATTGCTCACGGTGCAATATCCTTCGGGGATATTACTAGCGTAAAAGCAAAAGCAGATACTGCTACTGTTGATCTTGAAGTATTTGTAGCCTCAACTTAATAGGAGAATAACATGGACCCCATTTCAGCTTTACTTGCGCCAGAATTCATTACGATGATTGGCGGATCGATTACCGGATTTTTGTTTAGATCTATGGCCGAACGCCGCGCAATGGAACAGCAACGATTTGATAATACACTAAAAATGATTAGTGCTAATACCGAATCTAGAAATGCGGCCATTCAAAGGGTTCCTCATGATGCTGGCAAAGTAACAAGACGAATTATTGTACTTGCCATCTTGTTTGCCACCATGATTGCCCCTTTTGTTCTTCCTTTCTTTAATATTTCTACAGTCGTAGAACTTAAAGAAAATGTAGTTGGTCCTTTTTGGGGACTATTTGGTGAATGGGAAGATACATCCTTTGAAACAATCAATGGATATCTTTTCACTTCAGAAAACAGACAAGTGCTTCTTGCAATTGTTGGATTCTACTTTGGCAATGCTGCCGGGGGTAGAAAGACATGATTGATTTTGTAAGTAAAAAATCATTCTTATTATTTCTTTTAGGAATATTTGGTTTTCTTTCTTCTTGTGATGCTGTGAAAATGCAACAAAGCATATCCGAACAAGCAAGAGAGAATACAAACGCCATCATGGCATTACACGAAACAACCCTAGAAGCAAGCAGAGGCTTTTATACCTCTCCACTCGGCTTACTGTACGCTTTACTTTTTTTATGGGTTACATACTTAACAGTAAAAATACTTTTTTCGTCCCCCAAGGGACAACTTAGGAGATTTAAATGGATAATAATAACGAGACTCCACAGGCTGCTCCAGAAGCAACAACCACGGAACAATCTCAAGGGATGACTCCAGAACAAACTCAAGTAAACAATGAAAGACAAGCCTTTGAAAGGCATGTACAGGAAAACGGAGAGGCAATTCCTGAGAACTTTAAGGATGCCGGTGCGTGGTTTGATTCACTCAAGGGCGCACAAGCAGAGTATACTAAGGCCCGTCAAGAGGTTTCTGATCTAAAGAAACAATACCAAGAAGGGACCGAAAACCCCAACTATGTGGCTCCAGAAGAGCCAGAGGCTCCTGTAGAGGAAGCTCCTCAGTTAGATATGGATAAGCTGGAAATTCCAGAAGCTCCTTCAGAAGAGCCAGAGGAAACGGTGGCTCCTAATGGTAAAGTTATTCAACCTGAAAACTGGGCTGAATGGGGACTTGAAATTGATAATAATAATGGAAATCTTACAGACGATACAAGAGAAGCTATCAAAGCTGAATTCGGTGTTCAAGATGCTATTATCAATGAAATTGTAGCTGGAAGAAAAGCTATGATGAAGCAAGCTGTTAATGAAGCAGCTAATGTAGTTGGGTCTGAGCAAGAGCTTAACACTCTTATGTCATGGGCTTCCAAGAATCTTCCTGCTGACGAACGAGCTAAAATTAACGAAGGATTGCGAACCCCTGCGTGGGAGACCGTAATGCTTGGGTTAAAAACTAAGTATGAATCTTCTGTATCCTCTCAGAAAACAAAAGAGCCTACCAGCATGGTAGAACAAGCACAGCCAACAGCTAATGTTGGTTCCGTAGAAGAACCTTTTGGTTCTCGGGATCTTATGCTTGCTGCAATGAGAGATAAAAGATATACTAGAGATCCAAAATACAGAGCCGCTGTTGAGAATAAGTTACGTTTAACTTATGAAGCTCAAGGCGGTCAGTTATAAGTTAGGTTGATTACGTCGAAATCGGATAGCAAATCCCCCTTCGGGCAATGGATGGCTTTTCGCCGTAAGACACCTCGCTAAGACTCCTTTCAAGGAATAATCAAAGCGTGTGATAATCACCCTCTTTTTATTTTATATAGATAGTCAAATTCTTTGAAAGGAAATAATCATGACTGCTCTAGCTAATATGGGATTTGGTCGCGGCGCAAATGCAAGTAATGCATATAACGCAGAGGCATTCCTCGGAACCACCGGCGGCGTATCTGGTGCTAATAAACTATGGCTTCCCGTATGGTCCGGTGAAGTTATTACTGCTTACGATCACTATAGAGTTTTCGAACCCCTCGTAACTGCTAAAACCATCTCCAGTGGCCGCGTAATGGAATTCCCCGTTACTGGTACTGTTGATCTTAAGGCATCATGGGGTGCTGGTCAAGAGCTACTCGGTAACCAGCCAACTAATGGCTATGGTTCTGATACCATTGCCGTTCGTTTGGACAATCGTCCTTACGCTGCTCACTTTGAAATTGATAACATTGATGCTATGATTTCACAGTGGGAATACCGTAGTGAGCTTGCTCGTCAATCTGGTCTTACTCTTGCTAACGCTAGAGATAAGCAGATTCTTGCGGCTCTCGTTCGTGCTGGTGCCACTGATGGTACTGCATTTACTTCTAACGCAACTGCTGGTGAAAGCTCTGGTAACATTGCCGGTAAGATCTTTGGTTCAGCTACTCATGCTCACCTTGGTAATGCCAGCGGAAGTGGTACTGCTGCTCAGAGAACTGATGCAGCCCTTCTCCTTCTACAGCAGATTGAAGAATTCCATGTTCACTTACAGGAAAACAACATTCTTGCAGAAGGAACTTTCTGCGCTGTTACCCCACAAACCTTTGCTGACATCCGCGCCCTTGGTGTAGCCAGAGATAACTCCTCCCTACTTGGTGGTGCTGGTCGCCCAATGTTCGGTGGTGTTGCAGAAGCTGGTGGTCTTGGTAATGGTCTTGAAGATGGCTACAACGCACTTAGCGATACCCTTGATTACATGGGAATGACTATCGTTAAGAGCAACCACCTTAAGACTTTGTTTGCCGGAAATGTCAAGAACATTGCTGGTGAAAATAAGGGTCAAGACAATGGTGGTTATGCTACTACCGCAGCTATTGATGCTATTGGTGATGATAAGTATAACCTTGGCTTCTTAGATGCTAATCTACAATCAATCATGTGGAAGCCAGAGTCAGTTTGTGCGCTCTCGCTTCAAGGCATGAAGGTTGATACCGTAGAAGACGTTCGACGTAACACCAACTTTACCGTTGCATCCATGATGGGCGGAACTGGTACTTTACGTCCAGAATGTGTTGCTCTTGTTAGCTCGAACGCTAGTATTACCCGTGCAGCAGGCGCAGGCACAGATGCCCGCGCTCTTATGCATATGGTTGCAGACTTCGGTTCAACCGCTGGTACTTCAAACTACCCATTCGGTTAATTCTTTCTGTATATATTTTTATATACATGCATACATTTCAAACGGCTCGTCCCCGAAAGGGGGCGGGTCGGATTTTTTAACTTTTAAAAGGAGACTCCTATGGGCTTGATGAGTAAGCTTGACTGTATTAACCAAATGCTTTTAGCATCCGGTGAATCTATCATTACAGCGTTAACAGATACGTCAGTCGAAACAGGAGTAGCAAATCAGATTTTTAATCAAGTAGTAATGGACTACCAAATTAGAGGCCTTACTAATAATCAGTTTGAAAAGAAATATACCCCCTCAGCTACAGCCCTAAGCGCAAGCAGCGTTACACCCTCGTCAGGCAACGGATATATTGATTTAGGATACGCATATTCTGATACTCCTACAGATGGATCTCTTATTTCAGCAGAGCTTATTTCGCCTCATTATGATACAGATGGAAAGCTTATTTATGGCTTTGATAGAATTGGAAGTACTTTTACAGGTCTAGGAACTATTGTAACCGCAGACGCAAATAAAAACTTTCTTTATAATACTACAAATCAAACCGCTGAATTTGATCTCAATACTGAATATACAGTTCTCATGGATCTTTTTGTATCCTTCGAGAACATCGACACAGCCACGCAGAGGGCCATTACAGCCACCGCTGAAAGAATGTACCAAATGGCTACTCAGGGAGACGCAGGCGCAGACAAGCTTCTAGGGGGCCGTGAGCAGATGTTTATGGCTAAGGCTAAAGCATCTGATATTAATGACAGAAAAAGAAATATCTTCTCCGTAGGCGATAATGCTATTGTAAGAGCTACTCGTCGAAACTTTGGTCATAGAAGAGATATAAGATACTGGAATGCGA